CTCATATCATATGCCCAATTCGCCACGGAGTTGTTTGTTTAGCAGTGATAGGTTTTGGTAGTTCAACTCCCCACTTTTCTAAAACTGAATCCGAAACTCCCGCATATTTTGCTACTCTACTTCTGGGAGCCGTTGGGTTTTTTATCATAAACTCTTTAGCCCTCTCAATAGCAATTACTTTTCTCTCTTGCCTTTCTTGCTTTCTTTTAGCAATTTCCTCATTTTGAAATCTACTCATTTCTTTTCCTTTCGTTTAAATTAATCGTCACAGTTACCCCCACCACAATACTTACCATTAAGTATTTCATCAGCTAAATCTTCACTAACAATCCTACGCTTAGTTTCATCAATGGGTTTTTCTATCTCTTGTGTGTTCTCCTGTTCCATTCTTCTCTCAGCATACCATATCATTTTACTCAGGTCTTGCTCTAGGTTTCCCTTACCTTTACATCGTAAAAGATATTTGCCACACTGCCATAACAACGGGTCGTCTTTGAAAAATTCTTCTAGTATATCTATCACCTCGTACTTGGTACTCGTATAGTGAGGCGGGTGGTTTACCATATCTACATCATCTGTACTCATGTTTTACTCTCCAAATTCATCACTCTTTTTCCTGTGACGTAATACTCTAGCATGTCTACATTCGTCTCGTCAATGATTAGTGAGATTCCTTGTTGCATACTAATCTCTCGTAAGTGTTTTTGTTGTAAGGCCGTTGCTTTATTTCCGTTAGCCTTACACTCGATCCCGATAAACTTACCCTGATAACAGGCAAGGATGTCAGGGACTCCTGACGCACCATACCCCCCAGTGGCGGGGGAACAATGGTATGCCCCCAACGCATCAAGAACTTTTTTTACTTTAGTCTTAACCTTTTTTTCGGGCGTCATCTTCTACCTCCACTTGAATTTGACTCAAGGCTTGTGTTTCTTTTAGCCAGTCCTTGAAGTCTTTGAATGAACGCTCAGCACTCACTTGGTCGTGCCATATAAGTTCTAGTATGCCACTCATGCCTCCAATGATTCCTATCAACTCTAGTCTATCTGCTTTCCAAATGTTTTGGTCTGCCCCAAAGTAATCATAAATATCTTGCTCTGCATAATCAATCCTCTCTGTACTCATTACTTTATCTCCTTTAAAAGTTCTTCTAAATCTTTTTCGTCTTCGTTCCATAACTGTTTCCCATTGTCCCTGTAAGTATAATAAGGGCGGTGCTTACAAATTTCCCATATAAGCTTTTCTTTTTTTGTATAAGGGAAATACTCAAACTTACCCTTACTGTTTAATTTACTAGCCATTACGTCTCTCCTTATTATTATAGTCTCGGTAGATGTAATCATCACGAGTAACATCAGGGTCTGATTCTAGTTCTTCAATCCAACTATCGACTGCACTTGCTACATCATTAGGACACTCTGATAAATCAACAACCTGACCATCATTTGTATACCCAACGAGTTCCCATCCTACTATTTTATCTAAAGCCATATCATTATCTCCCTAATTAAAAATCCAAGTGCCGTACCCATCAGTAGTCCTATTAGATACCAATTGCGTTTCTTGCGTCTTACTTCAATAGTTTCGTAACCTCTGTTTCTATAAGTCATTATTTGTTCTCCTGTTTTTCTGCCCGAATGTCGGCATCCATTACTTCCCACGTGTGGTCTTCAGTTGCAATTCTTTTTGCTTGAGTTGTACTTACTGCCATGACATCTATCGGTATACAGTACTGCGTGATGTACACTCGGTAAGATTTCTGTTTTAGTTTACTCATAACGCACCTCCATACTCATCGTACATAGGTTCTTCACGCATAGCCTCGTAGACCTCTTCATAATATTTTTCAATCTCATTCTCCGATAACTTATAGTCTTGCTCGTATCCATCGTCATCCGAGTATGTTGCTATTGGATATATCGCGGGGAAACTCCCCCCGTCATCATGGTCAACGTCATACAAAATATCTATCTGAACTTCTACTTCGTCTAGGGCTTTGTTGGTTACCCATGCTAACCCATCCCAATTGTTTGTGTACCATCTTTTACTCATCGTCATTCTCCTCATAAACTTGGGATATCCAAAATTCTAAAACACCCCAATTGATTCCAACATTAGCGTCATGATTATCACGAGCTAACTCTAAAACTTCCATAGCCTGTTCATCTGTTACTTTTGGTTCTAATGATTTAACATCCTCTATGTTCCAAACTACTGAAATAGAACTATCATTTTTACTCATCGTCATCCTCCTCAATGTCTAGTCCATATTCATGTAGTAGGTCGTCAGCCTCCACATCGATTGTCGGGTCGCCCTCTTTAATGAATGCCTTTGCGTGGTCTTCACTATCGAACAATTTGATCGAGCCATCATCCTCACAAATAAACTCTTTGCCGTTTATTGATATGTCATTAATGAATCTGTATATCCTGTACTTCGTTGCTACTGTTTCCATTATCGTTCTCCTTTTTCTATACATGTTATGCAGACTACTTCGTCTTCTTTAAACAAGGTTCTATCCCCGTTGTCCCCAAAGAACTTCCCATCATTAAACAGGTAGTCCTCTTTATACTTGGTTGAGTCATCACATCTGTCGCATTTCATTTCCATCATCGTTCTCCTTATAAAATATCTATATGTAGCTTTTGGTTTTTAATCTCATCGTCAGTCAACCCGTCATAAATGTGGTCAGCAAAATGTAACCGACCCATCTTGTAGTCAGGATAATCCTTTGCCTCATTCCACACAGTTATCGGGGTGTCGTCTTTAAATTTACTCAATACTTTCTTTAAGTCGCTCACTGTATTTATCATGCTCACTCTCCTAGTTTGCGTTGTTGGAATTTAATCACTGTTCGGGTGTAGTCATGAGAGATGTTCATCTTGTCCTCATACTCCTTGAACCCCATGTCAAACAGTATCTCTGCCTCACATAGGTCGTGGTTGTTGTTTAGTTTCTGCCTCGTGGCGTACTCGGTCTTCAGGTGTTGCTCGGAAAACTCCATGTCAATGTACCCGCCGTCTGCCTCATCGACTCCACACAATCCATCAATGACAAAGGTCATATCGGTCGAGAGGGTTATCCCCTCAAACAGTGGGGCGAGTAGTTTGTGTTGCTCGACAGGAACTAAATTATAGTCCCCGTCCTCGATAGCTAATGTGACCCACTTGTGTTCGGTAGTAATGTATGCGAACTCTTTTGTGTTATTGACTCGTTCTCTCATGAATATCTGAAAGTCCCAACATGACCATTTGTATGGTCTGATTAATATCTCTTCACTCATTATGCTTTCCCCTCGGTTATATAATCTTCTATTAATTCACTAGGCAAATGCCTCTCCCACTTCCTTGTTTTCATAAATGTTTCGACTATGCAATCTCTGCCCAAATAGCCGTTGTACTTGAGTAGGGTCTTGACTAACTTATCAAAGTCGAACTCCCCTTTCTCGTCCTCATGGTCTTCTTCAGGATTCCAATCCTTGTACTCGGATGTCTCCATGACCTCTCCATCAATCGCTAGGCTAAACCATACATAGTCATCCATGTTCTTCTCGGCAAATATTTCGACTGCTATGAGTTGGTTGTCCATCCATAGGTCGTACTTTGCATAGTGGAGGTAGCTATTGAGTTGGGGTTCAGCACAAGTTACTAACTCGTTCTTGGGTCTTTGTGATAGCTCATCATAGTCCTCGACTATCTCGACTGACCCCCCCTCTTCCAAGTCATGAGGTACTGTTGCAATCATGTAGTCCAAGCGATTGACAACGGCATATCCCGCAACAAAGTATTCGTCACTGCCCTCGGAACAGACTGTCCAAATATATCGCCAAGCATTGTCTCCGTGTTTTTCCTCGACCTCTATCTTGCGACTTTCTTGAGCCGAGAATAATTGTGAGCCATTTTCGTCTGCCTCAAACTGATACTTATCTTCAAACTTTTTCCATGTCATTCTAATCATTTTGAATCTCCTTTTTAATTAAGTCCGTCATCGTAATCGTCTTCGGGGTAATACGGGTGTGATTCTTGGTCATGTTTCGATTCACACTCCTGACATGCGACGGGTTTTCCATACCACCCTGTCGAGCCACATTTAGTTTTTGGTGTAGTTTCCGATGGTCTGCCAGACCAAGTGAGGCTCGTGCATTCCCCACTTGATTTATTAATATCTCTCATTGGGTTCATTTTG